CCAATGGTCTTCTTGATTACAGCCTTCGATGTTGACGTTGACAGTGCGATTGGGGATGGCTTCCGCAAGATTGAAGTCTTGATTCTGCAGCACACCTTGTTTGAAAAAGAAAAAGTATCCGGTGTTGTCAGATCCAAATCCCAGTTGGTCATTGCGATACAGGATGTTGAATGCTCCTGAAGGTCTAGGTGCTACTTCATAGATATAGTCACGACCTTCACTGGTGCCTGACACCGCTTCAAACGGCATGTTTACACCGTCCACTGTGGAGGTATAAGGAATCACCGGCAGGAATCCTGGCACGAGATTGATGGCATATTCAGATGTCCGCACTCCCAGCAAGTCTTGTTCGTTACCTGGACGGCCAAATTTTTGGCTGTCCACCAAGGCAGCATTGATGATCTGCGTGAACTGTTCCAGCCAGTTGGCATTGGTGGGATCGTTCCAGTCTATGGTGACATTGGAAAGATTGATGCCATTAAAATCAGTGAGATTTTCCGTGGTGGTCACGGAAAATACCTTGAGGAAGCCTTGGGCTGCGTTGTTGCGTTTGGGAGTGTAGCTCACCAAGTTGGCCAAGCGAACCACTGAATCTCTGCGTTCCGCTGTGTCCAGGAAATTTTCTCTGGCGTTCAAATCATTACGGAAGGCCAAGGCCTGGCCCATGAACGCCATCACGTCTAGCAGGGCAATAAACTCCGATGATTCTATGTAATCATTGAATGTTTCGGGGTAGTACAGGCGGAGATAATCCACAAAACTCTTGCGTAGAGTTTCAAAATCATAGGATTGGAAGTCGGCTTCTCTGTAGGTCTGATACAGTCTTTTCCAGTCTTCTACGCCGAATATAGCAGTTTGTCTAGCAGTCTTGGCCATGGCTTCTCACAGTGGTCAAGTATTTATGGTGCTGGAAATATGCTTAGTTTTAGATGAAGCTGGCTCTACGAGTTTCTTGATCAAAGAATATGGCCAAACGCTCTGCAGTGGACGATGCCACTACCTGTAGTTCGATCTCGATCAACAGGCCGTTGTCCTGCGGATAGACGTTAGCGGATGTGACATAGATCCTGGGATCGCCGCCGGCCACACGCTGTATCTCTGCCAGGATGGCTGTTTCTGTGGTTTCGGTCTGATTTTCAAACACATAACTCCATATGGTGGTCCCATAGCCGGGCCGTCCTGGTAGTTCTCCCTGCTGGATGTTGAAAGCATTGGAGAGATCTCGCTTGATCAGTTCAAAATCCACCAGAGTGAATTTCTTGAATTGATTGATGGTGTTAAATCCTATGAACGTGGGCATGTGAGTATTTAACCAGCCAGCAATCGTGCTAACCTAGCCCTGAGACTGGCCAATTCCGTCTGCTGTGCAGAGGAATCTTGGCCGCGACGCTGTCGTGCAGCCACTATCTGTTCAAGATCAAAGATTTCGTTGTTGATCAGCGTGATCTGCTGGTTAATAGAATTCGATGCAGAACTGGTTCGCACTGTGTCACCAGCCGCGGTTTCCACTTCGACCACGGGTGGCAGACCCCTTACTTCTCGCTCTTGATCTATGCGTTCAATTTCTACATCGTCGGCTTCATTGTCATACACCAGTTCTTCGTTGGGCACGGAACTGAACAAACCGCTGCTGAAATCAGGGGTGGGTATCTTGTCGTCGCCAATGACCTGTTCCAGAGCGAAATCCAGTTCGCTGCGTTCTACAGTATTAGTGAAGCCGCCTAACTGTACGCCACCTGTGACCAGTTCAGATGCCTTGCTGTCCACGAAATTCACTGCATACTGTGCATTCTTGGCCACGGAGTTAATTTCAGACACCAGATCCGGTGGTGCGAGTCCCTTGACCCAGGCTGCTGTATTGTCCACACCAAACTTAGAAGCAGTTTGTACAAAACTGGCCAGATCTGCCGGAGACTCGGAGCCGGTCACTATGCCCGCGGATTTCAACCCGTCTAGGGCCGACACCATGATCTCGTTCTGCGTAAGGCTCTGTAGATTTACATCTGCCAACAATGAATCGAGGCCACCCACTCCGGCCTTGCCGGTCCAGACCTGTGGCGAGCTCAACACTGATTCTAATTGTGCTGGATCCTGCAGGAAAGTCTGCACCGTACCGGGTTTGAGAAATCCTGATGATTCCAACTGATCTGCAGACAAGCCAAACTTGCCAATGCCTTTATCCACGGATACTACATCTGACGCTTGACCAACATCTGCTGCAGTTTGTGCCAGCAGGCCAGTGACCTGTGTGGTGTCAAGGCTGCCCACGGATATCTCCGCCGGTACCTGTTCTAGGAATGCTGCCGAATCAATGCCATCGGTCACGGGCACATCTTGGAGTTTGTCCAGAGTTTCAGCTGTGGATTGGGTGAGATCAGTGGCTGGTATTTCACTGAGTTCGGCCACAGCATTCACACCTTGATTGTGATAAGGATAAGGTTCGTGTGTGGGTGCTCTGGTCACAATGGTCTTCAACTTGCCAAACTCCACGGTCCAACCTGTGCCTGTGACAAACTTGGTGTCAGCCAGACTGAGATCTTTGATGTTGGTAGGCGTCATCACTGGTGCTGCCGTGCCGCTGTTTAAATTGATACAGCCAGCTTTGAGATTGAGACTGCCACCACCATCCCAGGATCCTGAAGTGGATTTTAAAGCCAGGCTGCCGTCGCTTTTGATGCCAACCATACTCTTGCTGTACAGGGTCAGTTTGCCTGTGCCAATGATGTCCACCGACGCTTCGCCTTCCAGTTTCATGGTCTTGCTTTTGACGTTCACTGCACCGCCCGCATACATGTTGATATCCTTGTCCGCATGCATATTGATGGTGCCTTGTGTGCGTATGTTAACTGAATTGGTGGAAAACACATCCACGGTGCCTTGCTTGCCAAACTCCAGCCAGGTCTGGCCATTGGCGTGTATGATGTAGAAACAGTCACCATCATCGCTCATGGTGATCTGATGGCCCTTGGCTGTGCGTATGCGTACGAGATTGTCTTTGCCTTCGAGATCACCGTCATCCATGACGATGCTGTGACCGCCGCGACGTGCTATCACTTCCACGTCCTGTGGTCGGATCTGGCCGCGTTCTAACTGACCTTTTATATCGCGTTCGGTGAGGCCGCCCTGGTAGATGGCCTGGCCCGGAGTGGCGATACCAAAACACGCAGATGGTGATTCTCGCTGGCTATTGCTGGTAATGGGGCCACGAACAGTGTCTTTGATCAGACCCTGCTGCATCATGATACCGGCCAGATAACTGTGCACCGGTTTCACCTGGTCAAAGAATCTGGGATTTTCAGATATTTCGATGTTTTCGCTGTTGATCTCCGTCACAGGTAGTTGGCTAGCACCAGCGAAATAACTGTCCTGCGGACCATTTTCCAGATTGAATCGACGGCTGGCACCTATGGCCGGAATCATGTGATTGATGCCAACATCGGGCACACAACCGGTGTAGTAACCTTGATTGGGATCGCCTGCTACGAAGAAACATATGACCTGTGTGCCTAGATCTGGTGGTGTGAACCACATGCCATAACTCTGTTGATTGCCTGTGAATGTGCCTGCCCCCTCACTGGTACCGGCGTGCGGTGTCACACCGTAGAACGGTGGTATGTAACTCACCGTACGCCACAGGCTTTCGTCGTCTTTGTTTTCACCTGCAAACTGTTCTATGTAAACCTGTAGTCGGCCAGATCTGGTGGCATCCACGTTGTTGCGGACTTCTCCAATGAATGGACCAAACTCCGTGGGTGAGCCACCACGATCGAATTTATAACCTTGAGGACGTCCTCGGGTTCGTTGGGTATTATCGGGCATTAGGCATCTCTCTTGGTTCTCTGCACAGGCTGGCTAGTGGTAGGTGCATTGGCTGCACGTTGTCTTATTGCTAGACCTTGGGCCGCCTGATTGCGTTCTTGAGGTGTGATACGACCTTGATCATACAACTGCTGGATCTCTGCGTTGCTGGAGACGTTCACAGGACCACGATTGGTGAATACCTGTTGTGTGACAGGTTCGCCCACTGCTCGGCCCGAAGCACCACCTTGACTGGCCACAGCAGCGGCACTGGAGGCCGGACCCACAGGTTGTCCTCCTGACGTGGGTGCTGATGCTTCAGTGAGGCCTAGGGCCTGATTGTCAAATCCTTCTGCGGCCAGGGAACTGTTGGTCAACGGTTTGTCAACTTTGGGTCTGGCATCTATCACTTGTGCCAATCCTTGTGTGCGACCAGATGGGCTTTCGTCTAGCAAGCCTTGTAGGCTGGGATCAAGTTTGCGATTGGGATTACCCGCAGTAGCAGCCGCGGTTTGTCGTGTGGTTTCTGCTTGTGCCTGTTTCTTGGCCTGCGGCAAAGGATAGATCATAAGCACTCCGTTGAGTTCCTGCTCAAATTTGCCCTGTGTGAATGTGCTATTGCATTCTATGGCCTTGTAGATGAAACTCTGCCTGGCATCACCGGCTGATGTGGCTGATCGATTGTAGTTCTTTCGTGTAGGGTCTGCTATACCAGTGTCTAGATCATAGTCTACGGGCTGATTGAATGCCATTTCAAACAGGATCTCCTGACCTTCTTGATTGATGGTGCCGTCTGGCAAGAAAGGGCCATAGTTAAACGTGCGGAGATTCTGTATGCCCGTGGCCACTTCGCTTTGAAAGATCCAAGAAGGATCACCTAGGATTTTCAGTTTGATGCGGCTCTGGTCTCCGGGACTGTAGAGATAGTCTGCGGCATTGGCACTGGGTTCGTTGACCTGTTCGTCATCCTGTCCCTTGCTGGTCTGATTGCTTTGAGGTTGGAAGTAGGCCTTTTCCACTTCGCGGAAATCACTGGTGGTGGTGCGAATGGGCCTGGGACCATTACTGACGATATAGTAGAGGTAATTGTAGTCCTGGGTGAAATCCAAGACCTGTGTGTTTTCCCCGGTGAACCAGTAGTTGTATTTTTTCTGTGTGCCACGGAATCGCGGACTGGGGAAGA